TAGATATTAATATCTCACGTATTTCAGAATCGACTTATTCAACGATCCCAACTAAAAATGCAACAGGTCGTCCTATTCAAGTATGGGTAGATCGCCAATCAGGTAATACAAACTCGCTAGCTTCTACTGCATTATCAGCAGATATATTGGCAACAGATACGACAATTAACGTTGTAAATGCATATAACATGCCAACAACAGGCTTCATTCAAATCGGCACTGAAACAATCAGCTATCAAAACGTTAGTGGTAATCAGTTACTTAATTGCTTCCGTGGTCAAGCAAATACAACAGCAGCAGCTCATAGCTCAGGCGCTTCGGTTACGCTTACTAAATTACCAAACATTAATATCTGGCCTACAGGTAATCCAGGTACGCAATATAACTTCATCTACTGGCGCTTACGTCGCTTACAAGATGCAGGTGATGGTGTAACTACTCAGGATATTCCATTCCGCTTTATTCCAGCAATGGTTGCAGGTCTAGCGTATCACCTATCAGTAAAACTAGAAGGTGTTGACCCTAATCGTGTATTAGGTTTAAAAGCAGATTATGAGTTCCAATTTGATTTAGCTGCCCAAGAAGATAGAGAAAAAGCTCCAATTAGATTTGTACCACGCAATATGTTTTATGCATAGGTGATTAGATGCCTAGTAAATACGCAAGTGGTAAATATGCAATTGCCCAGTGTGATCGATGTGATCAAAGGTTTTTACTTAAACAGTTACGTAAAGAAGTAATTAAGACTAAACTATATCAAATTAAAGTTTGTCCTGAGTGTTGGGATCCAGATCATCCTCAATTATCACTAGGTCTCTATCCAGTTAATGACCCACAAGCGGTTAGAGAGCCTCGTCCTGATGTCAGTTACTATGCATCAGGTCAAACAGGATTATATACTTCTGATATTGCTAGTGATAATGTAAATAATGCAGGTTATCCAAACGACGGTAGCCGTCAAATCCAATGGGGATGGGCCCCAGTGGGTGGAGCAACACAGTTCGATACCGTGCTCACACCTAATGACTTGATTTCAGTAGGTAATGTAGGTACAGTAACAGTAACAACAACTTAGGAGTTTTAAAATGGGTTATAAATCAGCAGCTGACGGTGTAACACAGTCAGGTAAAACAAAAGGTACCAACCTCGGTGATGATGGTAAAAAAATCGGCATTGAAGGTGGTAAGGGTAAAAAAGGCGCAACGACTGTAACAGGTCAAGAGATGCGTAAAATGGGTCGCAACTTAGCTCGTGCTAAGAACCAATCAAAAGGTAGATAATTATGGCTAAGAATGATTTTGTAAAAGCTACGGGTACTGATCCAATGCCATTAGGTCATGCTCGCGAAAACAAAGATGCTAGCGCCTATACAGGGTTTAAATATCCATCAAGTGGTGGTAACGATATTAATGTTTACAAACAACCTATGGTTATTGGTAATGAAGATATTCAATGGGCTACTGACCCTAACTCTATGGCGGCTAATGAATCTACTCCAGGCGGCATGCCTGCACGTCGCGTAAGTATTGGTAGTAAAGTCGAAAGAGTTAAATCAGAAGGTGTTGTTACTCGCGGTAATGGTGCAGCTACTAAAGGTACTAAAGCACGAGGCCCGATGGCGTAATGAACTATACCCAATTATCACAGGCAATTCAGGATTACAGCGAAAATACAGAGTCACTCTTTGTATTAAACATTCCTCGCTTTATCCAAGAAGCAGAAGATAGAATTTATAATTCTGTACAGTTACCATCACTACGTAAAAATGTGACAGGTACAGCTACATCTGGAAATCAATATCTTTCATTGCCTGATGATTGGCTATCTAATTACTCAGTAGCTGTTGTAGATTCAGCTGGTAACTATACATATTTGCTAAACAAAGACGTAAACTTTTTACGTGAAGCATACCCTACAGCTGCAACAACTGGGCTTCCTAAATATTATGCTTTATTTGGCTCTCGGTACAATGCGTTAAATGAGATGTCATTGATTATGGCACCTACACCTGATGCTAATTATGGCATAGAACTTCATTATTTCTACTACCCAGTATCTATAGTGCAAGGCCAAATATATACAACAACTAACATTGTTGGCGGCACGTTATATACGAACGGTATATATTCTAATGTTCCATTATCAGGCGGTTCGGGTACAGGCGCAGTAGCATCCATCCAAGTATTATCAAACTCAGTACAAACAGTGACCATTACAAATGCAGGCTCACTATATAACCCAGGTGATGTACTTACTGTAGGTTCATCCTATTTAGGGGGTTCAGGTATCGGATTTAGCGTTACCGTTAGTGCTACATTAAATCCTGCAGGTACTTCATGGTTAGGCGATAATTACGACCCAGTCTTGTTCTATGGCGCTATGCGCGAAGCTATGCTCTTTATGAAGGGCGAGCAAGATTTGGTGCAATACTATGAACAAAAATATCAAGAAGCATTAGCTCAACTTAATCGTCTTGGTACAGGTCTTGAGCGTGGCGATGCTTATCGTGATGGTCAGGCTAAAATACAGGTTAATCCATAATGGCTATCGTTCAAACACAGTGCACAATTTTTAAAGATAATTTATTGAATGGGTTAGAGAACTTCTCTCTATCTACACCATATGTTTATAATATTGCTTTATATAATGCCAATGCCAATTTAGATGCTACGACACTTGCGTATACTTCAGTCAATGAGGTGACAGGTACGGGATATACGGCGGGTGGTAGACCATTAGTCATTATTCCTCCAGCGTATAGTGGTTCAACCGCCTATGTATCATTCAATAACGTAACATGGAGTCCAGCTAGTTTCACTACTAGAGGTGCTTTAATATATAATAGCACTACTGGAGCCGCTGTTGCGGTACTAAATTTTGGTTCAGATAAAACTGCAACAAACACATTTACTGTGACCTTTCCCACGGCGGATGCATCAAACGCCATTATTAGAATTGCTTAGGAGTTTAACATGAAAGAAAAACAAGGTTTTGGCGATAATGCAGTAGCTACGCTACAAGCAAACGCTATGGATAATCAAACAATGGGTATCGAAGGTTGGTATCATGTAGTATGCCATGATAAAGATGGTAATTTGAAGTGGGAAGAATCATTCCCTAACTTAGTTGTAGCAGTGGGTAAACAACTTATGTTAGACACCCTATTAAAAGGCTCAAGCTACTCAGTAGTAGGTCCATACTTAGGTCTAACAAATGCCGCATTAACACCAGCAGCTACAGATACAATGACAACTTTAGTTGGCGGTAGCAAAGAATTTACTAACTACACAGTTGGCGGTTCAGCAGTGCGCGGTACAGCGGTATTTGCATCATCAACCTCTACAGGTGCAACACCATCAAACGTAACTTCATCAACAGCCACCGCAATTACTTATACAATTACAGGTGCGGGCGGTACAGTATATGGTTGCTTCCTTGTAACAGGTTCAGGCGCAGTTAACACGCAAAGTTCTACAGCAGGTGTATTGTATAGTGAAGGTAACTTCTCAACAGCTAAAACAACAACAGCTGGCGATACTGTGGCTGTTACATACAGCACAACTGCAACATCTTAATTTAAGTTATAGGAGCCTGATATGGCATTAGTAATCGCTGACCGCGTACTCGAAACTTGTTCTGCACCAGGTACAGGTACGATATCTTTATCAGGTGCAACCGCTGGATATCAATCATTCGCTGCGGCTATTGGTAATGCTAATACTTGTTATTATACTATTTCTGACCAATCAGGTACTAACTGGGAAGTAGGCATTGGCACAGTATCAACAGGCTCCCCTAATACTTTATCTCGTGATACAGTTCTTGCATCATCTAATGCAGGTTCTAAAGTAAACTTCAGCACAGGCACACAAAATGTCTTTGTTACATACCCAGCCGAGAAAGCTGTTTATTTAAATGCAAGCGGTAATGTAAGTGCACTTGGTACAGTTTCAAGTGGTACATGGAATGCAACAGCAATTACAACAGTATATGGCGGTACAGGATTAAGTTCTTATACGGCTGGTGATATTGTTTACTACTCATCAGGTACTACGCTATCTAAATTAGGTATTGGCACTAACGGGTATATCCTTCAGTCAAACGGCACTGCTCCAACATGGGTAGCTGCATCTTCAATTATTAGTGGTGCTGGCGGTTCAAATACCCAAGTCCAGTATAACAACTCTGGCTCACTCGCTGGTTCTGCTAACCTCACATTTAACGGCACCACTTTAACATTAGGTAATGCTGGCGTATCTTCACGCTTTCAAGGCGACTTTAGCAACGCAACATTTTCAAGTCGTACTGCATTCCAAACAGGCACAACAAACGGCACAACAGGCATCTATGCATTGCCTAACGGCACAAGCACAGCGGCTTCATGGCAAGCAACTAATAATTCAGACCCAACCAACGCAAGTAAGATTTCAATTGCTACAAACGGCTCTACAGACGTTCAATTAGTGTCAGGTATTAATGGTACAGGTACATATTTACCATTAACTTTCTACACAAGTGGCGCAGAAAAAATGCGCCTCGACACCAACGGCTTACTTGGTATTGGCTTAACCCCATCAGGCACAACAA